ACTGTTCGCTAGTGAAGTTATGATCTAGGAGAGAGTGCACCCAGTTTGGAGAGTTCAATTAGCCTCATCTTCCGTATGGAAGGTTCACTCTACTTACTTTTATATATGTAAACCCTCGCTCACACAACTATAAGGGGAGTTTATTAACTTTATCAATAATAACAGATATATGGATTTTTATCAGAAACCAGTGTATAATTCTCAGAAGGATAAGAGATCAACCTTTCACGGAGATGATGAGGACTATCAATATCCTTGGCATCATAGGTATTTTGAACCCGATAGTGATCGTGGCGCATCGGATGAAAATCATAAAGGAGAATAAGTATGCCTACTAGAGATATGATTGAAGAGGCTTTAGAAAGGTACTTTAACAATTTAGACGATGCTAAAGAAGATCTAGAATCTCGTCTAGAAGAGGTCTATGAAACCGTAGAAGAATAAAAGGATAGCTTATGTATGATACACATGAGATTACCATACAGGAGCGTATAGAGTATGGTATGAGAAGAACCTATCCCATGAATAAATTAGGGAAGGAATACGCCTCACGATTAGGTAAGAAGACCTTATCAGCAGGTGATTTAACTTTTATGGTAGGTATAGGTGTAAAAGTTACACATGTACAACCAACATATAATTCATATTAATAATGGAGTATGTCTATGGCAAGAGAAAAAAATCCCTGTGGCAAAACAGTAAGTGTTGATAATCCTTACGAAGTGTGGCAGACTAGGGATGGAAGGTGGACATGGAAGGTACTTAAAAAGTATCAATCACCTACCAATGAACAGAAGAATAAACTTGCACGATGGTTCGTAGCAGTTAAGAGTCCTTATACTTATGGATCATGGGAATTAGGTGATGAGTACACGTTGAACATTACCGGAATGGCCTATAAAAGAGAATAGACTCTGAACAATAATATTAATAGGAGAACTACAACTATTGGGAGAGTGCAGACTTCCATCCCTAATATAGTATGTAGGTGGAGGCGACTGAGATGGCTATAAATCAGTAAGTCCAAAGGCTCAGTTAGTCGGGGAACAATATACACCATTAATTTGGTAAGCGATGAGTTGGGTGGGATCAGGTGGTACAAACTCTTTAACTTGGGGAAGTATGCAATCTAGATAAGCAACCTGACTGTAAATCAGGTGTCGTATGACATAGTGGGTGCAAATCCTACCTTCCTCACCAGAACAACAGTGAGGTGTTAAGTTGTAGCATAGTTGACTGAGCTATGTTTTGAATAAGCCTCAAGGAAAGTATGTGAGGTATACTTAAAGGTGCGTAGGAGGTCGCTCTGAAGCCTAGAGCAAGTAAGAAATATACTTTCCGATTACTTAGAAAGGATTTAAAGAATGATAGTGGTTATTGACGTAATAAGTGTACAGCCCACATCATAAAGACTTGAGCATACGACTCAGGGGGGAAGTCTTAGGTCATAACTGTTTGGCTAGTTTACAAACCTCATTACTTTAACCTTAACATGGGAAGTGAAATGGAAGAGAACACAAATACTAAACTCACTATAAAGTATAATAGTGATTCATTAGGTGAGCAAGTAGCTATTGAAGATATGAATCCTCAACATTTAGTGAATGCTTTATACAAATCAGCAAGGGAACGAGGGGTAATATCACCATCTGCTCCTAGATTTGAAGTACATAAAACTGAGATAGGTGAACTGATATGGCCTTATTGGATAAGGTAGACAAAACAAAGGAAGAATTATTAAAAGAGCATCTAAAAAGACTAGAGGAGTTACATAAAAAAGCAAGAGGTAAATAGATGACTTTATATATAATAAGGAATAACCTAGATGATGAATTCATTAATGGTGAATTTAACCAGAATTCTATAATAGGTATGTTCAATACAAAGGATTTTTACACATTATTTCATATAGTGAATGATGCCGTTGATGCCTTCACAATCTCTTTTACGGAGTTACCTACTGATACAGGTGCGTTCTTTACAAGGGGAGATACTATAGAGTTTGAACAAGATGATTCATTAACTAATCCTATCACCTTTGAGTCCAATCTCATTGAGATAACGGAATCACTCGCATCTTATTTAAATGAAGGTGCAGATTGGAAGATGTGGATCATGAAAAGGGATAAACTTTGGTGGAGTCATATTGCAAAACCATATTTACTTAATTAAAAGGTGGAATATGAACAGGTGGTTTCTTATGTTACCAGATATACTTGTTTTTTTTAGTATATGGGGATTTGGATTTTTCACTGGTGTATTCATTATAGTAGTTAGTGGATTAATATTTTGTTGGGGAGGTGGAGAAGTTACTATTCGATATAGTAAAGATGAGATTATAGATGATAGCTTACATTTTTAATATAAGGAGAGAATGATATTTACATTATACATAATAGTATTTAGTTGTTTAGTTTATATAGTAAGTTTACATTGGTTATTCATTTTCATATAAAAAGGAAGGAATGAACATATTTGAAGAGCAGAAAAAACTAGAAGAAGATATGATTGAATTCGGGATTGAGAAGTTCCGTAAACAAGTAAGAGAAGCAAAGAGTTCTTCCGCTGAGTCTACATCTTTACATGGCATTCTATTAATGAAACAGAGTGTAGACAAGTTTTCTAGAAAAATAGATTCATTTATAGGTGAAGCATTACAAGGTGGTGCAGGAAGGAAAGCCCTTGCCGCACCTTTTCTAGCTATGTTGGAGTCAGAGGTATCAGCATTCATCACTCTAAGATCTATTATGGATGGAATATCTAAATCTCAGAAACTAACTAATTTAGCTTTTAAGATTGGACAGTCATTAGAAGATCAAGTAAAATTTAATTTATACAGAGAGGGAGACAGGCATTATTTTGATTACTTAATGAAACAGGTAGGAAAGAGATCAGCATCTCGTCATTATCGTAGATATGGTCTACTAAAACACTGTAAACATAAGATAGATGTAGAACATACCGATACATGGACAGTAACAGAACGAATCCAAGTAGGATTAAAGTGTGTAGACTTGTTAGTTCGTTCTACTGGTCTAGTTAAAGTAGTAACCATGACTAAAGGTAGAAAGAAAAAAGAATTAACCATCCTTCCAACTGCTACTACGTTAGATTGGATTGAAAAGATAAATAGTAAGGGAGAATTACTAAGTCCAGCATACTCACCAATGGTATGTACACCCTTAAATTGGACCTCACCTTATAGTGGTGGATATTTGACAAAAAGGATTGGATTTATCAAGACTAGCAATAAAAATATAGCTAGTGAATTAGCTTACCATGATATGAAACAAGAGTATAGTTGTGTAAATGCTCTTCAAAATACTGCATGGAAGATAAATAATAAAGTATTCAAAATTATGTCAGAAGCATCTGATCAGAGAATAAGTATTGGATCTTTACCAGATAGAACTGAAGCCACTATCCCACCCTGTCCAGCCTCTAAAGGTATGAAGAAGGCAGACATGTCTGAGGAGATGTATAAAAAGTTCATAGATTGGAAAACTATCGCATCAGAATGTTATGCAGAGAATGTGAGGAGAAAGTCTAAGATACTACAGTTCATGAGAACCATTAAAATGGCAGAAAAATTTTCTAAATTTGATAGTTTTTATTTTCCATACCAAGTAGATTTCAGAGGTAGAAAATACACTGTATCATCCTTTCTTACACCTCAAGGGACTGAGTACGCAAAAGCATTATTAACATTCTCTAAAAGTTTAGCCATAGAGAACCAAGAACAAGCAGAATGGTTAGCTATACATGGAGCAAACTGTGCCGGAGTTGATAAATTAACTCTCCAAGAAAGAGTGGATTGGGTATATGAAAATGAAAACGAGATATTTAATGTAGCTAAATTCGGATTAGAATGTGAGTTCTGGAAAAAAGTCAGTGATCCTTGGTTATTCTTAGCATTTTGTTATGAATGGACAGGATTTAGGAAAGAAGGTTTCGGCTATAAATCAAGTTTACCTATAGCCTTAGACGGTAGCAATAATGGGCTACA